CAGAATCATTTACAGGGTCTATAACAAGACCTGTCACAATTTCCAGCAAGCACGTTTCGTTAACCAACTATTTCACGTTGCTTATCAAATAACTTTTCAATACTTAGAATAATAGGTGGGAAAAGCAATGTTTTCCCCCTCTGGATTCTTAATCTTAAGCACCTAATTGATCAACAACGCTATACTAACACCAAGGCAACAGCAATCTTCACTGTTAACTTTTTGATCAAGTGTAATAAACTACGTAGAAATATGATTATCTTCTATTGGCCAAGGTTTGCTCTCACCAAAAATAGCCTCGATGCCTTCCTTGATCTGCGAGATATCATCCAGATACAGTACCCTAAGATTTTTTATCGCTCGCGAAGAGGCAACATAGAGTAAATTCTGGGTATTAATATGTTTTTCTTCCATTTCATTGTCAGAAAATAAGTTCTCTTTTTCTTCCTCATTTTGTTGTATAGCATTAAAATAGTTTTTAAATTTATCTTTATTGTTCCTACCAAAGCTATGTTCTAGGATGATGGCGACATTCTCGTACTCTTCCCCCTTAGTGCCATGATAGGTATGGTAGCTAATATCATCGGCTTCGATACCATAAATAAAGTTAGCCCAGTTCATTAAGGATATGACTGGCAGCGCTAAAACGCTATCCACTTTTTCTTTGGATTTATCTTCATCCTCCGAATCCTCATTCATTAGCATATTAATACTGTCTAACAATGATGACCGAAATACATCAGCAGAAATTACATCATGATTAGTTAATTTAACCTTACTATTCAGTGCCTTGGATAGGCATTCTTTAGCGCTGCTATTGTCAAGTCTATCAATAATTAAGTCGACCCAGTCTTTTAATGATGCAATTTCTGTATTCCCTAATTCACGGATAATCAAGCTTGCCTTGGAGAATGCCATATTTTTACTCGATGCTCCAAAAACATCATAGTACGAAACCTTTCCTTGCTGGATATCTTGATAAAGCTTAATAAGGTGATAAATGGTTAAAACCGTCGGATGTAGCTTTTCTAATTGTTGAGATAACACTTGGGTATTTAGATTGTCATAATAGATAGCTGATTTTTTATATACTTCATAAACATCACTAAACCCATTAAAGTTTGCTATGAGTTTGTTTGTTAATACTAAGCAATGAATTTTAGTCTCTTCAGGAAGTATATCTCCTGACTCTCCATTGTTTGTGATAAGATCATTTTTATATTTGGCTAGGAATTGTTGAGCTGTAGTCAGTTTATCCTCTGAATTATTGTAGAAAAAACGTACTGAACCAGTATTTCGTTCCTCAAAAATAGGTATTTGAATTATTTCATCAGCACGAATGTTATTGGCTACATCAATAATTTGCTGGTGTGATCGTCTATTAAATATCTTATCGACATTAACCAATCCATCATGAAGATCTGCAATTTTTCGACCAACACCATCATCATAAATGCTCTGCGCTGTATCACCAAAATAGCCTACCACCCAGTCTTTATTATTTCCTATTGCGTAGTCATGAATAGTTTTGACAAACTTAACCACGTTGCTATGTGTATCCTGATATTCATCAATAAAGAAATATGGATAACTATCAATAATTATACGGCAAAGGATTGGGTAAGTTTCAACAAGCTTCAATCCATACTCAAGCAGGGTATCGTGGCTGAACTTCATATAGTGAAGTCTGTCAGAGTTTACCTTGCTGTCATAATTAACTCGTTTTTTTTCTCCAGTATCAATTCTTTCAGAACAATCTATAAGTCTTTGTCTTTTATATATTAGACTGATGACAAATTTGAAGTTTCCTATATTTCCTAAGTAATCATTTAGAAAATGTGGTTTATTAATCTCGATATCGTTATAAGCGTTTCTGAAATCAGCTGCGTTTAGCTTTTTAGACTGATAGAAAAGCTTTTTAGTCTGTAAAGCAAACTCCATAAATTCTTGTTGCTTTGGCTGTTCGAGGTCATTAAAGAATTGCGCTTTTGTTGAATTGTGCAGGTCTTGATTATTCTTCTCTATGACCTCTTCTATTTTCTCCTTATGACATATCAAAAGTTGAGGCTGAGCCCTTTTGATTATCTCCCATAATCTTTCATGAATGGTTGAAACTTGTACTGCATCTGAGTTACCTAGTCGGCTTTTTATCTCATTTACCGCAACATTGGTATAGGTGATACACGCCACTTTTTGTGGGCTTTTGATAGCAGCTATTTTATTGATAGTGACGTATTTTAGTGCTTCTATCAGTGCATAGGTCTTGCCTGCTCCCGCCCCAGCGTTGAAACGAAAGCTATTAAAATCATCGATATGTTTATTGATGCTTTTCTGAATATCTAGTTCAGCTGTCTCATTGGGCGTCATCAGATGTAACCCCCGTACGTTCTATTTCCGTATTTTCAACTTCCACATCAACCACCGCTTCAGCCTTACTTAATGAAGGTGTGTCATTGGTTTTAAGTTTAGTCACCAGCCAACTTAAACCATCTTCTAAGTAGTTTGGTAATTTCGGTAAAACATCACTTTCTTCTGCTGAAAGTAGGCTAAATATTAGTTCATTGGAAAACTTACTCTTACTATCTGAGAGTTTTTTCTGTAGCTTATACGAGTGAGTAATTAGGTTTCTTAGTGACTCTTCACTACCGTTATTTAAAATATCCTTATATATATCCGGCTTACAACTTTTAATTACACTATTAATAATATCATGTGTGTAATTTGTTAATATTAACGCTTCTTCAAAGCTAGTCGCATATTGCCCCTCGATAGGATCTTTTTGGAATACAGCATAAAGATTATCATCCTCAAAGAACTCTATATCATTAATTTTGCTTGCTACATCTTTAGATTTACCTTTCAATTTATGATTGAATTCAATAAGAGTTGAATTGGTTGTCACGCGGCTACTAAGGCTTGTGATTTGGAGATATCGAGGATCTGTTCCTGCTACAAAAGGGGTATCACCATCTTCAGACTGCTGATTACACACACTACATGTTTCGATTTTTTTATGCTTTTCCCCTTTCTCACACTTTGCACGCTTGATATCCAAATCGGTAACAATCAAGCTAGGGACACTGAGTTTTTTCGCCAGCGGAAGATACAATTTACCGTGAGCACCGTTAATGTTAAAAACTGAGATGTAGTATTCGCTAAGGTTTTGGTGATTTTCCAAATAGTAATTTAACAAGGTTTCTTCTGTAATACCCTCAACAAAGATAACAGCATCAGAAAAGAACAACTCTGAGACTTTGTACTTTATATGTTTTTTAATAAAATTGAGCTTTTTGTTCGCATTACTATCATCACTAGAAACTACGGTGTCATCCGTGAGGTTTATGGCTTTAGTACATTTGTTTATTGAGGTTAAATAGTTAATATTATTGAAGGTATTACTGCTGTGAATCTTACTATTGACTATATGAGAAGAGTGAGTAGTAATCGCTATCTGGCACTGTAGTGTTTTTGTATCTTGTGAAGACGTATTTGCGATCTCCAGTGCTTTTTTTACTGCATTATCAATACGCTTAATGAAAAACTCTTGCATCTGAGGGTGCATAAACGCCTCTGGTTCTTCAATAAAGAGTAGATTGATTCGACTAAAATGACTGTTATCTTCATAGCTATCAACAAAATGGATGATCTCACCAATAATGTTTAGCAGGTTGATATAGCCTAAGCCAAATTGGTCTTCTGGAATATAGTCATCGTCATCCATGAAGTTATATTTGATCAGCCCTTTCATGATGGCATCGTAAGTAACGTTGCCAGATAAATTCAGATTAACCTTGTTTGTGCTTTCTAGCTCCCCCAATACTTGAGAAATATCAGTACTTTTAGCACCCACATTTCCAGATATCTTTTTATTTATTGATTCTATGCTTGTTTCTAAACTAGAACGGGAACTAACGTCATTAGCGAACTGAAAGGCAATTATTTTGTTAAAAACATCGCTCAGTACACCTTCTTTAAGATGGCGGTTAGCTTTAATTTCTTTAATATTGATCAGTTTTTTTAGGGAAAACTTCTCTGTTACATCTCCAAGAAGATCCATAAATGCGATTTGATAAAGGTTCCCCTCTGCTTGGATAACGCTATTTTCTTTTGAAAGCAGGGCGTAAAATGTTTCAAACCTTTGATTGCTCTTTAGTTCTTGCCCTTCTGAATCAGTAGTCTTCAAGATCTTGCTCACTTCCTCTTTAAATGCAGATTCTTCAGCAAGCGCTACCTTAACTACGATGTGCACACTAACTGGTTCCCCATTTCCTTCTTCACTAATTGATATAAAAGGAGCAAGGTGAGTCATTAAATCTTCATCATTGAAGTCCACTTCGACCCTCAGAGTGAACTCTAAATTAGGCGTTTCTAAACATTCAAATTTTGTTGTTTGTTCCGCGTCAAAAGCTTGTTTATATTGATTGAACAACTCCTTTAAATAGGAGAGGTTAAAGTCAGACGCTGAAGGTTGTTCATTATGGCATAGCATCTTTAATGCATTGACGACTGTAGTTTTACCTGCATTATTCTTACCAATGATTAAGGTAGTTGAAGGCGCTATCACTGATGCTAGCAGCTCTTCTTCAGCACTCATATCGACAATTTCAGGCTTAACGAAGCATATCGTATTATCTGTGGAACGAAATTTTCTGTAATTTTTTATGGTTAGACTTTCTAAATACACGAATTTGTCTCTCCTATATTATTTAGGTCATTTACTTAGTTAAGTCACTGTAACATATTAATTATGTTAGGTGTTTGAGTAAAGTCACAGGCATTTTTTAAAACAATTTTGACCGATAAAGGTAAGTTCAGAATGGAGTTTACTTATAGACCGGAAGCTGACTCCTGAAAAGAACCAACGGAGTCAGGTCTGCGCCTTGTTACTGGATTCTAATCCCAACGTGGCTTTATAGAACATCGACTCTAACTAACTTTCTAGAACTGAGCCATCAAGATCTGACTTTGGTGTGTTTAGAATACTTTCCCTATCTAAGGACAGTTATTTGTTATGAATTTAGTTGGGCAACATTCATAATATAGGGAGGTTAGAGGTTAGAGGTTAGAGGTTAGAGGTTGGGGGAGTTAAGCCCAATTTGTCTCTGTGCTTATATACAATGTTTGGTTTCACAACCTGTCCTTATTATTCAATAAGCTATTTATTCTTGCCTACTCAACGCCGATTTTAATCAGATATTATGATTTTAGACGGTGTTACGTACTATATGTTTAATAGAGCTCATATTGGTAATATTTTGATGATATTACATAACATGCATTATTCGCAAAGATACAGATGCTGGAGAGATAAACTAAAATATTCTAGTAACTTAGGGCTCCTATTAATGTTATATTAGGTATTCAGTTGCATGAGTAAGTGGTATGATATTTTTTTATTTAACTAGTAGATAAGTCGATTTATATGTCAAATAAGGTCCAAAAAAACCAACAGTCAAAAGTAATAATCAACAACAAATTGCAAAGACCTAAAGGGGCTGTTGTTATTGGCGATTCTTTCGACCAGATTAAAACATCCGAACCTCAAACAATAACGCAATCATTCTCTACACCTGTACGACCTGGATTACACCCAAAAAACAAGTAAAATAATATGTAGGTACTTGCATGCAAGATGGAAATATCCCTGATAAAGACTATCAAAACCATTGGGATTTGCTGTGGAACACCCAACTAGGGATTAGGTATCACATGCATATGCAGAATTTTTATAGTCGGTTTGGTAAGTTAGTCACAGCCTTTACTTTGATCTTAAGCACAAGTGCTGGAGCTGCTGTTATTTCCACAACGCCTGAAGTTGCCAAATTTTCTGCATTTTCAGCTGCTATATTGCAGATTATTGAGTTAGTTATGGATTCTAAATCTAAGACATCTCTACACACGACATTGAGGCAAAGGTATATAGTATTAGAGTCTGAGCTTTATCAGTATGAATATCTGGATATCAACGCCGCAGATAAATATAGACGAGTTAAGGCATCTATAGAGGTGGAGGAGACACCTGTTAAGCTTTCGATAATGGAAAGATGCCACAATGAATTGGTTCAAGTCCATAAGCTTGATGAAAAAGATAAGCAAAATATCAATCTATTTAGGCGCATGTTTGGCGTTTGGTACACCTAAGTAGAATAGCATTCAATGCTCAATATAGCCCCTATCTATGATAGGGGGATAGAGCCTATTATAAATTAAATTCTATTATGTACAGTAGCTCTTAGTTTCTGCGGTTATGGCTAGTTCTGACTTATCATATTTCCCAAATCTTATCTTCAATTTCATTTCCATTTCCAATACAGTCTGGTAGATCACTGAATAAATCGAGTCAGGTAACTTGTTCAACTTCGTAACTGCTGTGATGAAAGAGGGAAGCACAGAAGAAGATACTTTTCTATGGAGGATAATAAATTCAATCGCATTATTGTAAATTGGATCGAATATGACCTTGTTGAAATATATTAGAATGTGAACTCCTCTACCCATATAGTTTTCATTACTACCCCAAACTGCACCATATACGACATACAATTCTTCGTAGGTCTTTCTACTCTCCTCGGTTAAATCCGGGTTGCTGTTGAGCCTATCTGACATTAAGAAATCTTACTGCATGGATTCTTGAGAGAAGTCCATAGTGCCTGATGGAGTTAAGTGGCCTAGATCATAATCTGTTTTTGTATAGTTATTCTGTTTATTTAAATAATAATCTACTGGGCAACCGCGCTCTTCAAAACTAAATTTTTAGTAAAAATAGCGGCTAATTATTATATACCTAACCTCACGAAAACATGTAAGTCATTAACCATAAAGTGTTATTTGTGAGATAATACCTCTTTAAATTTGTATTTAACACTGTAAACGATAATTTTTATGTTTACCGGTTACGCGCAGGAAATTGAATATGGAAAATTTGAAAGTACAAAAATTTAAAGATATAAATCTAGACGATGAATTCTTCGATTCATTAAAATCAGGGTATGCTGAGTTTACGAATTGGTTTGGGAATAAATCTGAAAATACAGCTTTGGTTCTTTATAACACTCAAAACAAAATAGAGGGCTTTCTCTTCTGTAAATTCGAGGAGGGTCCTGGTGATGATACGGTGCCTCTTCTTCCCAATTCAAGTCATATGAAAGTGGGTACTTTTAAGTTCAATCCGCAAGGGACACGGAGAGGGGATCGTTATCTGAAAAAAATATTTGATTATGCTCTAGCGCGAAACCCTAATGTAGATGATATATATGTGACGGTGTTTGGCGAGCAGCATGGATATCTAGTTGAACTATTTACTCGTTATGGATTTGAACTTTTTGCAACTAAGACAACCGCGAATGGTGTCGAGCAAGTTTTGTTAAGAGATTTAAATAAAATGCACGGTGATGTAGATAAAGATTACCCATTCATCAACACCAGAGATAATAGAAAATTCTTGTTGAGTATTTATCCTAATCATCATACTAAACTTTTTCCAGATTCGATATTAAATAATGAGTCTCAAAATATCGTAAAAGATGTATCACATTCAAACAGCATCCACAAAATATATATTTGCCAGATGTCAGGAGTAATGGAGCTACAAAGGGGAGATGTACTTGTTATTTATCGAACCGGTGATAAGTTAACTCCAGCAGAGTACAGTGCAGTCGCAACCTCTCTTTGTGTCGTCGAAGGTGTTCATACGCTTAATGATTATAAAACAGAAGATGATTTTGTAAGTGAATGCGTGAAGTTTAGCGTATTCAGTGATGCCGAACTTCGAGGCATATATAGAGAAAGAAGATATAATTATGTAATCAACTTCACTTATAACGTGGCCTTACCTAAGCGACCTATTCGGAAGAGACTGGCTGATGATGTTGGTTTAAATAGAGCTGATCGGTGGGGATTTTTGGAACTATCAAATGGACAGTTCCAACACATATTAGACATTTCAGAAGTTGATCCTAAGTTTATAAAAAACTAAGGCAGACAAAGGACTGACTCTGAATCTAAATATTTGAAAGATTGGGGGGCTTTAAAGCCTCTCTCTTTTTTGTAAGGGTCAATTGGTTGATCATATTTTTTTAGTGCTTTAATTTGAATTGCGTAACCTATATCTCGGTCATTAAAATACTCGTCGAAAAATTCTTTGTTTATACCTGATACTTTTTTGGTTTCTTCCCAAAGCTCTTTTGGATGTTTTGCTAGAATATCACCAATAGAAAATTCTCCAACAATTTTTCCTTCTGGCATTGTCGAATAAATAACTATGGATTTAACACCGGGTTTTTTAAATACAGCTTTTCTGTATTCAAATAATTTTTCACCAGAAAAAATTTTGGCAACAAATTCTGGTTTGATGGAAAGAAGGACCTTCATTCAATTCTCTCTTGGTATAAGGCAAGCCATGAACATTACACTTTAACGATACTATTATATTAAGTATAAACAACGGTTTTAATATTCACGATTACAACTTGTAACGACTAAAATACTGGGTGAATATACAGCTATTAGGGGGGTAATGTCTATCAGTAATAACTAAGAGATAGTTCTATCCGTATCTTTTCTAATGGTATGAAACGGATAGCATGTTTTAAGTTCTTCTCATTACTCTTTTTCCATCGCCAACACTACACGTCCCAGCACCACAATATCCGCTTCTGCAACTTCAACTGATGTATTACCATAACTCATGGCTAGTTTTTTACCTGGTAAACGCTGTAAATGATTTATAGAAATTGAACCATCAATATCCAATAAATAACGACCAGAACTAGGGTTAGTTTCTTCTGTATTAACAAACAACAAAGATCCATCAAGATCGATCACGCGAGTAATCGAAGGCGTTAATTCATAACGCTTCATTATCGACACATCAAGGTTCATTTCTTCAGACTTGTCTAGTATGCCGTTCGTTATTTTTTCAATTACAAACTTCTCTTTTAATACCATACCAGCACTTTCAAAAGCCTCACCTTGATCTAGTAATAGCCATTTTAAAGACACACCTTTAATTAGATGAATTCTCACCGCGATCTCGAAAGGAGTCATATTGCGTTTATGCCATGTGAAAATTGTAGACTTTGGTATGTCAAATGTCCTAGCCATATCCTCGAAGGAATCACATTTCAGCACTGATTTAAGTTTGTCAGTCACATTTCGACCGCCGCTGTAGTCCAAATGTCTTATTTTGTCTTGCATGTTGGCCATAATGGATCTATTATCCGTCCTGTAGTTCATTTGACCCATTGGCGGGTCGCATATTGTCTAATGATATTGAATATAACCAACAAGGATACCACTATGTCGTCAATTACAATACAGCTCCCTGTGCCTTACTGCACAAAAAAGAAATATGCCGCCGCAACTGGGCAATCAATAAGCACTATTGATCATGCTGTTACGAGTGGAAAGCTGCCTATCATGCCAAAAGAAAGCAGAAACGAGGCCGTACTAATCAACCTTGTTGCCTTGTTCAAAAAAGCCGATGCACAAAAATTTGCATAATAAAACCAATAGCCAATCAGAGATCACTATAAACGCCCATCAACAGGGCTTTATAGAGGTTTCGGCAGGTGTATTTATCGAACCAAGCGTGAATAAACGCAAGCATCGTTTCTCTTTAATCGTTAAAACAGAAGCGATCATATTCATTTGCGTACTTGGATTGTTACTTAATCATTGCATATAAGGAGATTTTCGCAATGTATGAGTCAAATGAGAGTAAACAGAGCCCAATAGAGTCTGCATGTGTCCGGTTTGCAGACATAGAAAACTTAGAGCAGATTGCCAACGAGTGCGGTATGCGTGGGCAAATACTACGCAACAAACTCAACCCCAATCAGCCACATCAATTAACCGTTAGCGAGTTAATTAAAATCACCACCGCAACCGATAATCACGACATTATCAACAGCGCAATACTCGAAGTCGGACTAACCGCTGTTCGTCTACCCAAACAAGGCGAGTCAAAACCACTCACGCTCAGCGCCATGAGCGTGACCAGCCATGCCGGTGAAATAAACCGACACATCTTAGAAGCCGAATCTGATCGCCGGCTAACCCGATTTAAAAAAGACCAAATAATCAAAAAGGCACAAGACGCGGTACGTGAACTGGTCTTTCTTATGTCAGACGTTGAAAACCGCTGCGGTGGTGCAGGGCCGTTCGTGTCCATGTGTACAGATGCCGTCATCGGTGGATTGCCATTACCAGGTATGTAAGAGGGAATTGTTATGGGACAAGCACAACTCGTACAAACACAGCACCAAGACTCGGCGGCTCAAGCCATCGCTCAAGTCCGCGACATGTTTAACCATAATCGTGTCGCTGTTATCTACAACAAACAAGGTGACGAGATAAAGCGCGTTATCTGTTTTGCTGCAGGAATGGAAGAGCGTGACATGAAATTTACGTTTCAAAAATTTAATCAAATTCAAAGAGCCGCGATCCACTGCGTCATAAAACGTTTAGCACCGGTAATCAATGAAATGGCTGGTTACTCATTAACTGAATTTAACAAGTAAGGGAATACCATGATTAAAGCAAATCCAACAATAAACGACGTGATCAACGAACTCATGTTTATTGCCATCGCCAAACCTGAAAAATTAAGCGTGTCTGTTCGCTATATTGGCCATGCCGATGCACTCGAAGTAATTGCCGTTGATAAAGCCTACTTTAGCGGCATACAAACCCCGAATACCTGGTCAGCGCACAAGCTAATGGATAAAACCATTTACCTCGATGGCTTAACTGCATTTAGACAAGTCACTTCTACGTATAAGGAACTAAGCAACTTGATAAAAAATGAGGTGGCGGCATGAAACGTATTTTAGCCCCCGTCGAAAATGTGCGCACAGCGCTGCACTCGCTTGGTATCGATGCAGACAAAGCCGATTGGATCATCGATTTGTTTGAATGCGTTGATGCCGGTCGTAGCGATGCACTTGCAATGCCTTGTTTTCATTTCAACCTTTACGCAACGCTCAAGCAAGAAGAGGTATTGATTACTGTATTTGCCTTTTGGCAAAGCGTCGTAGCTTGTTCAGATTCAGGCTCTACCCAAGAGCAACTAGCCTTAGGCGCTATTCGTTCTGTGTACTTTATGGCACAAGGCTTCGGCTTAACCAAGTTAGTCGCCTGTATAGAGTTGTGGTGGGAAAAGACACTCGATATTCACAATACAACTATCTGGATGGTCGCATGATGTATTTAGCAATAGAGCTTTGCCCAAGTGGCGGCATGCGTGAACACCCTAAAACACACGAACTGCGCACCGTTGAAATAGGCGAATGTGAAACCAAGCAAGATGCAATCGATAACGCTTGTCAGCAGCTTAATTGCCGTCAGCTTTTCCGTGGCGTAATCGGACGACCAAAAGGCCAGGGCGGTTATGTTGTATTAAATGCGCATGAATATGCTGAAGTATAAATAAAGGATATTTAACCATGATTATTAGACATGAAATTAACGAACAAGAAATGATTGATATGTTTGACCTATTCGCCAGTTCAATTATTGACGGTTACCCATGCGAAGAGCTCACCAAATATTTGCATGAAGCAGTACGAGAGTTAGCTGTTGACCAAACTGCAGATATTTCAAAAGGTAGCTTTACTTGCCTGCTAAAAGACTTCATTAGCTGTTTTAGTTTTGATGGCGAGAATGGCCGTTATCTTTTCAGATTTGAAGATGTGGAGTTTTACGGCAATACCAAGGTTATAAAAATTGATACGAATAAGGAAGACTAAGATGCAAGTTAAGCAAGAATTTAACCTTGATGAGTTTTACCTAAATGTTAAGCAGTATCTAAACAACGGTATTCCGAATGTTCATTTGTCTAAAGGCTGTATTGGTGAGCTTTGTGTATTTGAAGAAGAGAATGGCAAAGGAACGGCCCTTATCCATATTTGGCAGTCAGAGTTTAATGATTTCTTAGGGTTGAGAGACGAATTTAAACGTCTTGGTGCAAGTAGTATTTATATAACACATACCTTGGATGATGAATTTAACTTTATTTGTAATGGTATTTGTGAAGAAGATGGCGTTAGAACGATAACGGTAGGATTTGCAATAGAGCAAAATTGTGAAGCGCATAGGGTCGCACGCTCAAAAGCATATCGAGATTTCTGGAATATGGCTTATCACGCTGCTCGGTCTGACCAGAGTCCTGGATTAGATGCGAATGACCACATGGTTAAACATATGATTAAAGCAGCACATACCTGCATTAATGAGCATGTGGTTGATTTAGGTGATGCAATGGAAATGGCTGAAGAAGCCATTGGTTTAACTAAATCAGAGTCTGACGCAAAACCACTAACACGTTCAGAGCTACGCCGCTTGGAATTAAAGCAAGCAGCTGATAATAAAGCTGAGTGGATTACTGAATATAAAAAGACCTTAGGCAATATCAATATAACTGTAACACCGCAGCAAATTTGGAAGACGTTTTATCGCGCTCATCGTCTGGGACGAGCTGGATGTGAAGACGCTACATCGTTGTGTTATAGCATTGATAATTTAACTAGTGATAACTATTTTAGTGATATGTTGAGTTGTGTCTGCAGTATATTTTTTCCACGGGTAATTCGTAGTGCATCTGGTATTCATCGGAGCCTAATTAGTAGTAATAATGCTATTGAGATATTCTGGAATGCGGGCCCTGATTGCTTACCTAGTGTTGAAAAAAATGACGTATATGACTATGCAGATGAGATCCCGTTCTGATGGCCGCTGCCAATAAAGCAAAGTCATTACCTGGTCGTAGCACCATTATTGAGATGATTGAAAGCGCGGAGGACTGCAGCAGTAAGCCAGTCAGAATGCCCGCGCTAGGCAAAGAATTCCCACAACCTGAAATGTCGCTAATCGAAAATGCAATGTTTCAGGTTAACCCCGATCTCGAAGACCATCAATGGCGCAAGCAGTTCTTTGGTGACATGCCGCATTACCTTAGTCGCTATTTTGCCGAGCGTTACATCAAAGCCTTTAAACGTAATGGCCGTCAATACGCCAACAAGTACTTAAGAAAAACTGTGGGCGCTAAGATTAACCCACGTTTAAAAAAGGTATTAGCACAATATAACCAGCAAGCTAAATACCGTGATTCTTATATCCGCAGTGGCGACTTGTTCCGCGAAAAACTGCTCGCAGAAATGGATAAAAGCGAACTCAAAGTATTAGCGCAACAGTACGCTGATTTCTTTGCCGTACAACTCGATAACCAAGCTGCAGAACAGGATGAAGCCCAAGGCTACGATCAGTCTATTATCCAGGTCTTTTGTGGCCTACGTGAAATTAGCCGTAAGTTTGGTTATACACCACCCTATGATAAACCCGAATCTGACTTAACAGCTGCAGAAGCAGAGTGTGGCATTTTACGCTTAACCTGTAATCGTGCCTGGGAAAGTAAACTAAAAGCCAAGCGCTCGATAATGCGCGAGCACCTAGCAATAGCTGTAGGTCAAGTGCAAAAGTCAGCAAGCCCGTATTGTTCCCGTGACTGTCTGCATGAATGGAAGAACCAAAAACAACGTAACCGTGATTTCATCAAAGGCATGTCGGTCTTTGATGAAGACATGGATGAAGAGATAGCATTGTCCGAGATGTTCTATAAATCCACTGGTAACCCAGCCATTCGCCGTTGCGAGCTTATGGTTCGGATGCGTGGTTACGAGAATATTGCCCAAGCTATGGGTTGCGAAGGACTGTTCCTTACCTTAACCGCACCATCCAAATATCACCACACCCGAAAAAAGGGCGGCTTTATCGATCACTGGATGGGTAACAGTCCCCGTGATGCACAGCGTTATTTATGTAGCGTTTGGGCTAAAATCCGCGCTCAATTCAAACGTGATGATATTTCAGTATTTGGTATCAGAGTTGTCGAGCCACATCACGACGGTACGCCACATTGGCACTTACTGTTATTCATGCAGCCGCATGATGTAAAGCGGGCGAGTGAGGTATTTACGCATTATGCAGTACAAGAAGATTTTAAAGAACTGTTCCCGACCATAAACAAGAAACAAATAGCAGTAGGGCCACCGAACTTACGTACTCGATGCGAGATTGTTGCTATCGATTCTGAACTGGGTTCTGCAACCGGCTACATTGCTAAATACATAAGCAAGAACATTGATGGTTATGCCATGGATGACGAAAAAGACGACGAGACAGGGCGCGACCAAAAAGAAATGGCCGCGCACGTGACTGCCTGGGCAAGTCGTTGGCGTATTCGTCAGTTTCAAGCGATTGGTGGAGCACCGGTTACCACGTATCGGGAATTACGCCGTTATGCCAACAACGACGTAAACACATTCAAAAGCTATGTTGCCTTGCTCAATGCAAAACAACAATACACTCTATTTACCGAATTATTCCCAGACCAAAACTCTTACCTTATGGGCCCTAAATTAGACTTTCACGGGCCACGTTTAAACTATGCCGCAATGAATTCGTTACAGCGTTGGGATGTGCTTACAGGCAAATACAAAGTGGAATTAAAAACAGACATCGATAGCGCATCCACAGCAATGAAGTGTGCCGACAAAGGTGACTTTGCGGGGTATGTCATGGCGCAAGGTGGCCCATTCGTGAAGCGTAAAAACTTGCTCATTCGTAATGATTATGATGGCACCGAGATGGGTAATGAATACGGGGAGTACGTAAGTAAGATCCAAGGCTTTAAAGTTACCAATGAAACACCGGTTAAGACTCGGCTACGCAACTGGGTGATCCAACGCAAGTCTCAAGCATTGCTCGACAGTGAAGCGAGCACCAGTAGCACCGCAGGTGCTGAGGGTTTAATGAGTCCCGAAGGGGCTTCTCGGAGTTCTGTCACTAACTGTACGCCCTCTAAAAGCGACAGGTTAAATACTGGAATTAAGACCCTTTTGAAAAGTCGTGGTATCAATTTAGATGATCACCTGGTCAATGCGATGGAGCAAGGTGGCCAAATCCGACTCGATAAAGACCAAATTATGAAATTTAGGCGAGGGTATTACGCTGACAGCAAATATCATCCGCCCGAACTTGTCGAGATGAGGCCTAAAGAACTTAATATTTGGGAGGGTTGGAATACGCCAGCGCTCAAGGTGGATAATAATCAAGAATTTGTGCCCGGTTGGGAAGATTGGGAAAACTGGGATTGGGGTTAGTGCTGGTTAAAAGTGGTTACTGCTATCGTTATATAATCCATTTTTGGAATGTGCTTTTTCACATATACAAGCAAATAAAACCACTGTAATCTTATCCAGTTGTTTTGTTTTAAGGACTGGATTATGAAAGAGTTACAAATAGATGCTAAGAACTTTGTCATTGATGCATCGGCGCAAGATACGGTTAAAAATAACGAGGAAGTCGTCGTGTATTTATTAACATTGATACAGAACGACACGGGCGAAGAAGCGCCTAGTTAACGCGTTAGCATTAATGCTGTTGTACTTGAAAATGGTAATTCAGCCCTATAAAACCGCAGCCCATATTATTGATTGTAGCGTTCACGTTAAAGCTGTATTCAGCAGAAAGACGATGACACGAATAGCAAACATCAGATGACTGAATAGGCCATAAATAGGCTGTTCAGTTGTGTGGTAATTGAAGAATATTATTAATAAATTCCAACATAGAATGACAGTTATGGAGATGGGTAGATATGAGAAAAGTTAAGTTTAATTGGAGTCTGAGCAAGATATTCCAGCGTCGAATATTAGAAAATAAAGATGACCAGGTACTTGATACAAGTGGCATTGTGACAGAGTTAAATGATGACCCTCATATCAATCGATATCTCATTACTGTTGATAGTAATGGAACAACTCTGCAGACGGTGAATGTAGAGGGTAAGGCGTTAATTGATTCAGAAGCGGCAAGGAATCTTGTGCGAGATATGAATCAAATGACCGTGCGCATGAATGAAATGGTTAGACGTATGGGAGTTTTGAAAGGTGCTTGTAATACCGAACGTTTAAATAAGTCGATTGATTAGACTTGGTGAGCAGTTTTAGATGTGTAATAGCAAACCCTCATAACCCAGTTTTGCTATTACAACATTGAAAGCTTCTGCTTAAGTTCTTTCTGCAGACTGGGATCGAGTGATTTCAGCATTTCAAAGGCCAGCTTACCAGCGTTTTTTGCTGATGGGCTTAATGTGTGGCTAAAGCTTAAGTTCATTACAAATGAATGGCCACATTCTGGATTACTACAACTGCAATATAAATCTGTGTATTCAATCGAAATCCGATTCGTTTTTTGTATACGGCTTTTATCACCACACTCAGAGCAAAGTACTCGCATAAAACATCCACTTAAGCA